TTATAAATAGTATTTTATTGGTGTGGTGTATATTACCATTTTGATTTCTTTACAGTAATTTGACTACCAGGTTTTCTCTTTTTACCTTTATTGGGATCATATGCCTCGTCTTCATCATCGGAACCCATATCTTTTGATATATCCCAGAATTCTTTGGAACCCAATTTGAAATCGGGTCTACTTTCAGCCTTGTACCAAAAAATTTGGTCCTGTAATTGATTGGATTTAGAATTATTATTAATCACCAAACATTCGTAATTCTCAGTAGTTTGGTCCATCACCGAACAAAAGGATTCTAATGTAGGAAACATACTGGCAAAATTCTCCCATATTCTTCTACGGTTAGTTAAATAGGGTTCACGTAAAATGAAAACATAATCAATATTGGTTCTCAATGTAGGCGGAATACCCAATGGATATTGCATCGTAATAATCAACATCACTTTCCAATGACGCCCATTCATGAATAACAACCGCATCAATTTGTCTCGCGACCAAGTATTATCGTAGAGACAATCATCTAAAATGACAAATGTCCGTGGGTCAATCGTACTTCTACGGTACTCGGCAATTTCTTTTTTGATCTGTTTTAGTACAGCCTTTTGTCGTCGCAAAATATTCTCAATCAAAACCGAACTATATTCTTCGTGAATAAACAATTTAGGCACGTGACTACTGTAGAAACCATTACCTGCTTCTGTTCCTGAAATAACTGTTCCTATAGGAATATCTTGATGGAAATATAATAAATCACGGACCAAAAACGATTTACCAGTATCTCTACGGCCAATAAGAACAATAACCGGTCCTTTGTTTTCATCGGGCTTGAATGTAATATTCCGCATATCGAACTTTTTTAATTGCAATGTCATTATTTGATAGTATTATTATAAAATCCCTTTTTTCTACTTATTTTACTTTAGGGATAATAGGTTTTTCCAATTATTGAATTACCACTTATACAAAAAACGGCTAAATAGATTTCATTTGACGAACGGATATATGAAACAATAAATAGAATAGTCAATACGCGTTTAAGAAAACAAAATAGTTTATTTAGGAAATCCATATTGAGAGAAAGTGACCGATTCTAAATAAACCAACGCATGAACACACAATGGAAAATCGAACCAATGACAAAAATAGTTATTCCGGATTTAGAAAAAGCAGAACGAGTGGGTGAATTGAAATGTATCCAAACTTACAATCCACTTTATGACGTCTTTTTCGATAAAAGCACACTTTCTACAGTATGCTTCAAACAAGATTATTATATCGTAGACGCGGGGCATGTAGCAAAATCGTACGGCCCGAAAGTGGCTAAAATTCCCCGGTCCATGTTTATTAAATCGGCACCATTGATTGACCCCATTCATTATTTGATTGGAAAATATGTCGATGATGACCGTAAATGGTTGAATCTACCAGAACCAGAATCCACTGAGACGACCACCATGCGAAAATTATTGAACCGCAATAATACATCGTATATTGACATGTTTTTTAATTTTCTCTCCAGTCAAGTTTTATCGAAACATGATTTCGTTCACGGTATCCAATTCTACGGTTCATTCTTGGGTATTCAAAAGAAATTCACATTTAATGCATACGATGATATTGAGTATTTACAAGAATCCGACCATTTTTTGGATAATGCCGGTAAATTATACGAACTAGATGAGTCAATGGAAACAGAATCGGATGACGAAAGACAAGGTAGTCCAGTGAATCACAATACACAACAAAAACGCCCTAAATTAACCATTACTGAAAATGATGTGACTTCCATTGATTTTGCGGAAGAGTTTCTGGATACATCATACACAAATGATACTTCTTCTACAGTGATTCCTACTGTTGACGATTTAGAAGTTGTATATGAAACCAAAAAGAAAAGTAAGAAAATAGAAGGTGGTGGCAAAGACAATAGCGATGACGATGACAATAGTGATAACGATTCGGATTCTAGTGATAACGATTCGGATTCTAGTTCAATTAATTACAGTACAGATGAAGATGAATTGAGAGAAAATGACGGTGGAAATATGTCGGGTTCTGAACATGATGATGATGACGAGGATAATGACGAGGATGATGACGACGATGATGACGAGGATAATGGTTCATGTAATGAAACCGAATCATCGGGTGACGAATTTTTACCCTTATATATCTACGATTTTCCTGTACAAATGATTGCCATGGAAAAATGCTGTGGAACTTTAGATGAACTATTGGAAAAAGAAGATATTACCGAAAATGAATTAACGGCGGCTTTAGCACAAGTAATTTTTACTTTAATTGCTTATCAAAAAATGTTCTCATTTACCCATAATGATTTGCATACCAATAATATCTTGTTTCAAAAAACCAAACAAAAACATTTGGTATATTATGTCGATGGGCAATATTATAAAGTCCCTTCATATGGTCGTATATTCAAAATTATCGACTTTGGTAGAAGCATTTACCGGTTCGAAAATCACATATTTTGTAGCGATAGTTTTGCCCCTGGTGGAGATGCAAATGGACAGTACAATACAGAGCCATATTGGAATAAGAAGAAACCTAGATTGGAACCGAACCCGAGTTTTGATTTATGCAGATTGGGTTGTTCTATGTACAATTTCTTCATTGATCCCGACGAACCTTTGCCTAAAACAATGACACCAATACAAGAATTGGTTCATTCATGGTGCTTGGATGACGAAAATATGAATGTACTGTACAAACGCAATGGAGAAGAACGATATCCCAATTTTAAACTGTATAAGATGATTGCGCGATTAGTTCATAATAAGACCCCTATGGGTCAGTTGAAATTGCCCATGTTTAGTAAATATCAGTGTCCCAAGCCCAAGAAAAAAACGGCTAAAGACCCATCTGTAATGAATATTGATCAATTGCCAGTATTGTATACGTAATTTTTTATAATAAAAAATAGATTTGTTTTATTTTTTTTATTATACTATTTCTACAGTATTTGTACTGTTAATTTATCCAAGTCTGGGGAATTGGACAAGGTTGGCACCGATACCGAATCCTGCACCACCTCTGGCACTGCTTGCCATAGTAGGAACGAAGACGTCTAAAATGGCAAACGTTGCTGCTGCTGAAAGAGCAATGATAGTGATTTCTTCAACATCAAGTTTTCTCTTTGGGATGGCAAATGCGGCTAAAGCAACCATGATACCTTCTACAAGGTATTTGATGGCGCGTTTTAAATATTCACTAAAATCAACTGCTGGCATGTTTTTTCTAAGTAATATAATATAGAATAATAAAATAATTTACCGATAAAAAAGAACTTAAATTGTATTTTTCTCTCTAAAGTATATTATCTTATATAATTCTACCTACCTAATAAGAACTCCTAAATATGTCTTCGCGTACTTTTGAAAAGAAAATGACCCCCGATGGGAAATTAAATCCCAAATATGTTGACTTGCTAAACGAAGACCCCGCAATTCCTAGTCAAATGTACGGTTGTTATTCATTTGTGTCACCCGATAAGATTATTCGTAACCGTGAGTTATTTATGTTTGAAAAGTTTGTTAAACAATGGCAGTACAGTAAAGGAGTTGCAATGTTTTCCGATTTCACGCAATTTTTATCATACAAATACAGTATTAATCCGGAAAATATCTTGAATGATTTAGTAACCTTTTGTAAAGAAGAGGAAAATGTGCTAAAGCGCGAAGATGTGGTCGGTGATTTCAAACAATTCATGGACAAAAGCGAAGAACGCTTAGCCGAAGAATTCAACCGTGATAATAAATTCCAGACTTCTGTACGGGGATTCATTAATCGTGGTAACTTTTCTACTCCCGAAGAAGCCGAGAAATATGCCAAGGAACTCCGTGATCGTGACCCCAATCACGATATTTTTGTAGGACGTAACTTTGTATGGACACCATTGGACCCGGATGCCTATAAAACCGGACGCATTGAATTCTTGGAAGAAGAACTAAACCAACTTCACCACGAGAAATTGAAGAACGAGAAAAAGGCCAAAGAAGAATTTGAAAAGCGTTTGTACGATGCTAAACGTAAGGCCATTGAAGAAAACGTCCGTGAAGCCAAGATAAGTGGAAACAAATTGACTCAAACCATGGATGCTGATGGTAATTTGGTAGGAGCCAATACCATTAATTACGATGAACGCGAAGCAGCCGAGCCCATTCAAAGTAAAAAGCCCTTTTTAGAAGATGGTAACAAAAAAGAGTAAATAATTAGGATAGTTAATTAAGAGTCCTTGTAAAATTGACGAGATTTATATCCAGTATTATGATTTACAAAAAACACCTTATTTCTTGTAAATAACGAACAGAATGATCATGACGACTAGAACACCGAGTATTTGGGAAATGCCATCATTGCAATTTGAAGTAGAATCTCATCCACCGGATTCTTGTACAGTAATAGACACGCAAATTGATACTATAATAGATGAACCTATTGTACTATCGGGAAACGAAGTCACTGAAAACGAAGTCACTGAAAACGAAGTCACTGAAAACGAAGTCACTGAAAACGAAGTCACTGAAAACGAAG